TATTTCCCAATAGTTTGAGCAGATGCGCCCATTGTTGAAGCAACGGTTGCACCTTTTGTACCGAATGTATTATTCGCTATGTCGTAGTATTGAATTTTATTTATTCTATTTGCATAATCATAAGAACCTCCACCAAATACATAAATTATGCCTTTATATATTGCTGCTGCTGCCATATAAAGACCTGTACTATTTTTATTTGGGAACAATCCTATACGAGAGATCGATTTGTTTACTGTATCGAATTTATAAAGGTTTCCACTACTGTAGTTGCCACAAATGTAAATATCAGTTCCATAAGAAACGCAACTAAATCCATATAAACTACTAACAGGAGTGCCTGACAAACTACTCCATAATTCCCACCGCAAATTGTTTGTTCGCATATTGTAAACACCATATCCAAGCTGCGATGAAACACCACCGAATGTATTAGGAACACCAAAGAAATAAAGTTCGTCACCAACAACAGCAGATGTACAATAATAAGAATATGTCGAAGAGCCAGTATTTTGTATCGTTTCAATATATTCGCTACCATAATTCAATACAGGACTACACTCCACAGCACTCGGTTTTGTTGACAATGGCACCCATAGCTTGGTGGTATCAGATGGAGGGGTTGCTCCATAGTCTATGTTGAGTTTTACCCCCCCCCCAGTTGGTAATAATTGGGTTACCGTAAATTACGCTCATTTTATTGTCCTCCTTAATAAGTCATAATCTTTGTGATTTGTAGGCTCATCGCCGCAGGAGCCGCACCAGCTGCGTATATCTTTACCGTTCCGTTTTCATTTGCCGCCACCATCGAGGTAACACCAGCATCTGCGAGTGCTGCCAGCTGGTCAATAGTTGGATTGAGGTTGACTTGGAGACCGGCGGCTTGGCCCGTAAGTATCGTTTGATAATACGGGCCGCTGCCGCTCCATGAAGAACTTAAAGAAACGGTTTGCGTGGTGATTTTCTGCTGGTAGTCGGCGGTTCCTGTCGCCCTTGTGCCGTCTGCCTTGTAAAAGACCTCACCGGCCACAACAGCGCTTTCCTCGGCGGTCGTATCGGAAATATCAATGAGGGTGTTTCCGTAGAACTCCACCTTGTTTACCGCCATTCAAATCACGCTCCAATCGTTACTGTCTGACCTCCTGCGGGGTTATCGGCATAAGCAATCGGCACTCCGTTTACGACTACCTCAGAAAGGAAGTCATAGCCATCATCGGGGAGGACGCTAAACTGTGCTTTGGCCGGGGTTACGGTCTTTTTCTGGCCCTTGGTCAACTCACCGGCGTAATCACCTGTTACGCCAAGGATGGACACACCGGATTTAATGTTACCGGCAATGATTTTTGCGGCTTCGGTGCTGTCGATGACAGCAGAGCCGGAGCCATCGTGATAACCGGCCGGGATTGCTACCGGGGATTTATCTACAATGGAAAGGGTTACAGCGCCCTTGTTCGGCATGGTGCCTGTCACTTTAGCGCCATCAACATAAGCAGTTTTGCCATTAAGGATTTCCGCAGCGGTAGCGGTTGCATCGGAAGTATCGGCATCATACGGACAAGTGCCGGTAATGGGAGCGCCGGTCTTGTCGTGTGCCGTCTTGCCTTTAAGCAGGCTTGCAGCGTCAACCGTGTCACCGGTCAAGTCCATCAAGGTTTCACCGTAAAAGATTATTTTGGAATTGTACTTTGTATCAGCCATTTTCAGCCTCCTATAGTTACAGTCTTTCCCCCGGAGGGGTTGTCTACGATTTGTTTTGGTACGCCCTTAAAGGTCATGTTATCTTTCAACATTTTTTCCTTTGTCAACAGCAGTTGGTCGCTAACAGCGGGGGTGACGGTGTAATCACCCTTGTAAACCTCCGCCGCCACGCCAACCACGCTGCCGAATGTGATTGCAAAGGTAGATGTCGGAGATGCAAAAGCGGTTTGGAATTGGTTTTCAGAGGACTGGAATGTGGTCTGAAAAATCATTTTGTATCACCGCCCGCGATCTCATCTAAAAGGCCGTCTTTCAGGACATCTGCTACAGATACATTGAGGATATTGGAATTGAGCCGCGCATTGCCAATACCAACACGAAGTTGAATTTGCACCTGCGGGTTTGGCTTAAAAAGCGCCGTTTCTGCTTCCGTCAGCGTGCAGGAAACAGTTTTATCGCCCTGCGTGCAATCCTCAAGGTCTTTTACAAGCACAACATTTCCGCCCTGCTTGTAGATAACGGCCATCATGGAGATGGTGCCGGTATCGAAAGGGACGGTAAAAATGTGGGTTGGGGTTGTGTATCTTCCGACGAGGCTCACCCTTTCACCACCTCCGAAATCGCTACCTGTAAGGTAATATCCGCGGTCGGCTTGTCGCCCAAGGCATAGGCCGTAATAGTGCCGTTGTCGTTCGCTACATAGATAGCGCCGGTTCCGCTATCAACCATTGTGTTGTAGGCGGCGGTGTCGATCTGGATATCCACCTTGCTATTGGCAGTAGTCCCAAGGCCGGTTACCGTCTGGCTATAGGGGCTTTCGGAGCCGAGCCAAGATGCCGCAGGAAGCGAAAGCTGCTTAATAACAACCGCCCGGTTTATCTTGTACTCCATCTTTCCGATGGCCTGCGTTACCGTGTCTGTTGTGGTTACATTCTGCCGGGAGGTTGCCTGCTTGTAGCCGGGGATTTTGATTTGGCTGCCGGTGTAATCGCCGGTTTGCGGTGTCACCGCTCCGGTGCGGCCGTTAAAACTTGCAACCGTTCCAGGGCTGATGGTGTGCGCCACATACTGTAAATCGGAAACCATCGTCGGTTGGGCGGTATAGGTAGCTATCGGCAGTTGATACACCGTACCGCTTGCATTGATATCCTCCTGCACAAGTGCTGGAAGCGGGTCTTGCGCCTGTGTCACAAAAGAAATCGGTGCTTCGGTGTTTGCCATGTCAATTTGGATAAGCAATCGACCGGGGACAGAGCCGCTGGTCGGAAGCGTCGCATTGATCGTTTGGGCTTCCACAACAAAGTTTCGACCGAGGATTATACCACGGCCATCGGAAACATTTATGATGTTACCGCCCTGTGTAGTTACCTCAACGCCCGTAAAGATGCCACTGTCGTTTATAATGTGGTTGTACAGGTACGCATCATCCGTCGGCGTGACGATGGATGCGTTATACTGGAGCAGCGTTATCATGCGTTTGCCCTCCTTTCAAGGATCAAAATTTTGGTAAGGTCGGCACGGACAACGCCGAAGGTCATTTTTGTAACATCCTGCGACCTTGCATAGCCGGTTAGGATAGATTTGTAACTACTGTCGCCATCAATGACCAAAACCTCTGTGCCGATGGCCATCGAGGTATCAAGCACGCCGCAGTCGTTGCGGGCAGTCAGCTCAATCATGTTGTCATACTGCTGCGGAGTGAGTGCTTCGTATGCCTTTTGATAAGCTGCGGTATCAAAGTCCACATCGGTCTCCAAAAACTGCGCTGCGAAGAATACCGGCGCAATCCGGTCGGAATTGTTGGTGTCAACCTTTCCGTTTGGGTGCAGATAATAGGTAACATTCTGCGTTTCATCCGCTTTGTTGTAGATGGTCACCTTGTTCAGCTGGCCTGAGCTGTCGCCAATGATAATATTTTTATCCACAATGGCTTGTAGGCTTGCTTCGATGACAGCGCTTTCACTTACCTTTCCAACCGTAACGGTAATAGCCTTATTCTGCGGGTCAAAGGCCATGTTTATGGCTATGCCGTAAGCTGTCAAGGATTTGGTAATGATCTCGTAAAAGCTGTGGATGTTATCCTTGAGGTTCAGCGCTCCGGTGGTCTCGGAAGTCGTTTCCACCGTCATGCCGGTGATGTTTTGTAATGCATCATGGGAGGAAATGAAATTGTCCGTTATGATACCGGCGATAAACTGCTCTATTTTGGAGGATGTGGTGCGGTCAAAATGCACATCAACATCAAACAGCGCCATCAATGGCTGTGCAGAGATGGTCACGCCTGTTTTGTCGGTTTCGACATCATCCACGATCCCCTGATAGGCTACAACGCCGTTTTGGTCGGTCACGCTGATAAAATCGCCTTTCTTTGCATCGATTTTAACCGCCCGGAGAGTGGTTTTTTCCGCCGTTAGGTAGTCAAACTGTATCTCCGGGCTTTTAATCGGCGCAAAGCTGCGGAAAGTATAATCACGAGCGAACACTTCACACTTAAACAGAGTACGCAAGTTTTTCCACCTCCACATATGCGGTTATATCCGATGTGCCATCGTGGGAAAAGGTCAAAGTGCTTTCCCCCGGCGGAGCGTAAATAAACCGGCCGGTTGAAAAGTCGCTGGACTGGTACAGGTTTTGCACAAATGTCCCCTCGAGGGTATATTCTGCAATTTCCATCGTGGATGGATCGGCGTCAACAACGAGCTTATGCCCTTCCGGTATGGTAGCTGTTACCTTACCAACCGCAACACGAACACCGGCCTTTGTAAGCGCCCACGCTGGGTTTACAATAGGCCCGAATATCTGCAGCTTGCAGGGAGAAGGAAGATCGCCGTTTTTGAGCTTTGCAGAGCCGGAGATCGTTTCGATATAAGCGTAAGGATAGGTGTAGCTGTATGTTTTTCCGTTTACACCGGATGGCTGAACCTTGGACGAAACAATAGCTTCGTGCCAAGTACCAAAGCAGAGGAAGGTAACTGGCACAGCAAGATATCCCGACTTAAACTCGGATTTATCCGCAGTCTGCACATCGCACTTGATCTTGTACCAAGTATCAAGTGGAGAGTACATGAGAAACAGCGGCCCTTTGGTGATGAATGAGATAAACGCCTGATACCTTGCATAGCTAAAGAAGATCATCTCGCCGGTGACAGAATACTGATTGAGGTATTCGTCCGAAACGAGCCAAGCACTACCCGCTTGAATGGCGGAATAGGTTTTGCTAAAGCCTAAACCGCCCGGCGCGTTAAGGTACGCAGTTTTATCCATCAAATCCCACTCGGCGCCTACATTGTTTTGGAGCTTAAATTTTCTCATTAGTAGGCCCTCCCGAGTGCGCGGTTTACTGCCTGCACCAAATTGCGGGCAGCAGCTTCACCAGCGGCGTTGTCGTAACCATTAAAGGTGTTGTTCATTTCGATGGTGATGCCGCCACGGTCGTTTCCGTTCAGCGGCATAACATGGGCACGGCCACCGGCCATGGTAAGCAGCTCCGGCCCGGCTTCGCCGACGATGGCGCTGCCGGAGGACAAAACTCCGCCCTTGGCAAGATAATCAATTTTTCCGATGGTCGGAATATTAAATCCGAGGGACTTACCGCCCAAAACAGGAACCCAGTCAGGGACATCAAAGTGGATCTTATTCAGACCGTTTATCATCCAGTTGATTGCGTCAATGACCATGTTGATTAGTGCAATGATTCCGTTAAGGGGCGCTTTTGCAATGTCAACAAGCGCCGTAAAGATTCCCTTAAAGATTTCCTGCACACCTTTCCATGCTCTTTCCCAATCTCCAGTAAAAACGCCACGAACAAAATCGATAATACCGTCAAAAACGGCCTTTATGGAATCCCAAATTGATTTTACTGTTGAGAAGAAGAAATTTAAGATTTCCCCCAATACTCCAAACGATTCCGACCAATCCGTCGTAAATACGCCCTGCAAGAAATCATCCACACGCTGGAGGATGGCCTGTATCTCGTCGCCCTTTGTTGCAATCAGCGCAACAAGTCCTACAATGGCGGAAATAATCAGAACTATCGGGTTGGCTATCAAAAAATTAACAGCTGTCGTTATGCCCGTTACAATTCCAGGGATTACAGTTCCCGTTATGAATGTGAACGCAGATGACACAGCGCTCATAACGGCTGGGATAGCTGTTTCTGTAATAAAACCTATTGCCGCCCCAATTCCGCTTGAAATTCCCTCTACAACGGTTGTAATAATAGGCCCCATTTTAGTTGCCGCTTTAATAACCGCAGGGATTACCTCACCGGTTATTTTGCTTATTGCCCCAGTTATGCCAGATATAATACCTGCAATCGGGGAGATCGCTGCAATAAGGCCGCCGATAATAAGGATCGTTTTCTTTACCCCATCGTCGAGATTTGTAAACCATTCGATTGCATTTTGCAGCCCTGCGACGATTTTATTGATAATCGGCAGCAGGATATCACCGATGGAAATCGCCAAGTTATTGAGCCCGTTTCGGAGCATTTTCATCTGGCTTTCGGTCGTTGCGTATCTCTTACTTGCCTCGTTGGAGAGGGCAATATTTTCGTCCCATGCAGTATTTGCGGTTGTAACAGCATCGTCCAATACATCGGACGCAAGGGCTAACGCACGAAGCATATTGGACTGGCGAATCCCGGATAGCCCCAATTCATCCAATACGGCGATGGTGTCCTCTCCATTTTCGTTCATCTTCCCAAGGCCACCAATGAAAGCACTGATTGCGTCTATCGGTTCATTGCCCCACATATCTGCAAATTCAGAAGCAGATACACCAGCGATCTTTGCGAATGTTTCAAGATCATCACCGCCGGCAGACACAGCCTTGCTTATTGCGGTCATTGTTTGGGTCATTGCCGTACCGCCTGCCTCTGCGTTGATGCCAACCGAGGACATTGCGGTGGACAATGCAAGGATATCCTGTTCGGACAACCCGGCAACTGTACCAGCAGACGCAAGGCGTGTAGCCATCTCAACAATATCGCGCTCTGTTGTGGCAAAGTTATTGCCAAGGTCAACGATGGTACTGCCGAGTTTTGAGTATTCATCAGCGGTCGTTCCGGTAATGTTGGCAAATTTGGCAAGTGCAGAGGCAGCTTCATCAGCGGAAAGGTTGGTCGCTTCGCCCAAGTCGATCATGACGCGGGTAAAGTCAAGTACATCATCAGTGGCAATGCCCAACTGCCCTGCAGCTTCCGCGACAGCCGCAATCTCCGTAGTGGACGCAGGAATTTCTTCTGCCATGTCCAATATGCCCTGCCGGAGTGCCGCAAGCTGCTCTGTAGTGCCGTCTACTGTTTTTTCAACGCCAGCAAAGGCGCTTTCAAATTCTACAGCCGCTTTTGTGGCTGCCACTCCTGCGCCTGCAAAGGCCAAAGATGCCGGTGCAAACTTCTTTGCAATGTTCCCAGACTTTTCGGATATTTCACCGGTCACAGCAGAAACCTGGGCCAGCGCCGCATGGCTTCTTGATGCTTCCGCCTGCAGGTCTTTTAGCTTCAGCTCGGCGCTTTCAAGCTCTCTTACCAGCTCCCGGTATTGTTTTTGGTTGACTTCCGTACCGCTTGCCATTTCGGCATCGGCTTGTTTTTTGGCATTGCGGAGACTTTCAACCTTGTTTTCTGTTTTCTTAATCTGATCCCCAAGCAGCTGCTCTTTTTGCTTGAGCAGGTCTATATTGGTTGGATCAAGTTTCAGCAGGCGATTGACCTTGTTAAGCTCGGTCTGCGTACCGCGGATTTCGCCGTTCAGCTCACCAATGGCCTTGGATAATCCTTTAGTATCGCCGCCGATTTCAACAACAATGCCTTTAACATTTTCAGCCAATCTTACCACCTCCTGCAAAGAAATCACGCAAGCCGCCGGGCCTGCCCTTTATGGCGTATTGTTCTGCGTCGTTGGCCTTTTCGATCATCAAATCGTAGACCATGCCGCAAGTCATATCCGACAGCGCTTCATCGGTCAAACCCAATTCAGCACAGCGGAGCATAAAGGTAGACCCGGTGGGCTCACGCACCGTTTGTTTTATTTTTTTTTTGGTACTGCGGTGGTCTTATTGTTAAGGCTCCACAGCTCCAAGATGGCAGGGAGCACTTTATAGATGGAAAACATCTCAAACTGCTCCAGCCACTCGTCAACATTGTCCGGGATGGACCCGTCATATTGCCGAGCCATGATAAAAGCGACATCCTCGAAGATTTCAAGGTCGTTTACGGAGAAACTACCATCCTCCGAAGATGCCGCAGCCTGCAGCTTTTGCAGGTCTCGGACGATATCACGCCCGATTTTGTGCCGATAGATGCGAGGGGTCAGCGCATTAGCGCACAGCCCCACGCTTTTACCATCAATTTCGATGATTTTGTTCATATCAGCCACCCGCCTGTGTGGGCTGGAATACAGCAGTATACCAACCGTTTACGGTGGCCTCGGGGGTTTCCGCTGTGGTATAGGCAAGGGAATTGCCATTGGCCAGCGGGGAAGCGGTGATGCTGACGGTCTGCGTCTGCGGCTCCACGCTCTCTGTTGTGGTGTTCAGCTCACGAGAGGGACGGGTGCAGGTGCAGTTGTAGAGGACGAACTTAGTGCCATTGGCATCGCCTTCCTCCTGGAACAGCAGCGCAAAGGACTTGGGCTGCACATTGGCGTTTTCAATCATCACCTTGCTGGTGGTGTCCTGTGTATAACCGAAAATATCCTTGAGGAAAGAATCGGGGAAGATCGCTACCTCAAGGTCGCCAGTGTAGCCGCTGTTGGCCACCGCTACAAAGTACTGGATATTGTCTGCGTAAAAAGGAGTGGTATCACCGGAGGGCTCCATGGACAGGCTCACAGCGCCGGGAATGGCTACGGGGGTACCGTAGCCATTCCCATCGCTTTCGAGCACCGCATAATGGACATTGGAGATACCAAATTTAACTTTATCAGCCATTATTACACCTCGATTTCATAGATGACTTGGTTACATTGCTGATCTTCAATGTAACTCTCGGACTTTTGCCAAAACAGAGAGGACAAAGCCTGTTCGACTTTGCCCTCTGCTGTTAGGTCTTTATCTTTTGTGTAAAGCTCAACCTGTATATGGTTGATGGGGTGATACACCACATTGTCAGCGCCAAAATTATTGGAGTAGGAGACGCGATATAGGATATACGGTAACTTTTGCGGCTTATTGAAGTAACCGTAAGCTACGGGCATCCTCGTCTGTTTTAACAGGGAATTGACCTCTTGCAGTGTCATCCTTTCTTAATCACCACCTTTACACGGGTTAATAGTTTCTGCTCTGCCTTTTGCTCCGCTGGGCCGATGTGGGGGAATGGGCGGGCAGAGCCTTTTGCGGTTCCGCCTGGGCCTGCGTGACCATGTTCCAGCAAGTGCGTGAGCTGGTAATCCGTTTTGTTGAAAATTCGCATACGGATATCGCTGTAGCTCTCATATGCGACCTTGTCACGCCAACCGGCCTTATAATCGCCGGTCTGTACCGGGCTGCCGGTCACAATGTCTTGGCGGCATTCCTTTGCCACCTGCCGAACCTCTTTTTTTACGCCATCCGTAACGGCCTGGTCATAGTTTTTCAGTTCGGACAGGATTGCCGTTGCCAACTCATCCGGTCTAACCGTTTTCGACATCGTTGCCCACCTTTTCCTCAAGGTACAACTCTATTTCATCGCTGCCTGTTGCAAAATAGGTGCGATAAATGGAATAGCGTGTGCCGCGCCACTCGGCTAATTTCTGCCCAGCATAGTTGGCGATAGGAGTAACCGCCACAAGGGACGGCTGCAAGCCGTTTTGACCGGCGGAATAGAACTCCGCCCGTGTAGCGGACTGCAGCCGCGCCCAGACCTGTGTTGTGGTTTCTGTGGCAATCTGTACCCCGATATCGTTCTGCTCAAAGGTTTGGGAGATTAATGTAATGAGATCATCCAAATCAATCACCCACCTTTTGCTCAAACAGCCGGTTGTTGAGTGCCCACCGGAGCATCCGGGGCATTGCTACGACCTTTTCCCGGCGTTGCCGGTAAAGGTAGGCGGCGTACATCTCCACCAGCATAGCATCACCGGTGCTGGTGGAAAGTACGATTCCCTCGGTAGCGATATACTCCTTGGCAGACGCGATCAGCGCCAACAGGTAATCGTCAAGCGCCGTTGTAGAAAGCTGCAAATCAACCTTCAGAATCACGAGGATATCAGCGTCTGTCATGCTTTAACCCCCTTTAGGAAGCCTTGGTTACATTGACGGTGTAAACAACGGTCTCGTTGCCATTCTTAACGGTTACGGTCAGAGGATGGGCAGTGCCATCAGCCAGCCAGGTAACAGTGCCTCCGTTCTTCACATTGGCGTTGTTGTAGGCGATAGCGACCTGCGCACCAGCAACCTCGGTAGTAGCGTTTACTGCAGCAGTCGCTGCGGAAGCGGTAGCGGTGTAGCTCAGTACATCACCGTCAAAGGCGGGGCTGAGGGACAGGTTACCGACAGTCAGAGCAGACAGCTTGGCGTTGTTGGCAGTATCGGCCGCAAAGGTCATGGAGGTGGTTACGGAAGCACCATTGATGTTGATAGCCACGAAAGCGCCGGGGATAACGGGCATACCGTCAGCACGCTCTTTGCCGCGGAATACGGTGTTGTCCTGGATGAACTGAACCTCGCGGGAGGCTTCGATAGTCATGCCGGAACGCTGCGCCCACAGGTACAGGTCACCGTAACCGCCAACGATGTCGCCGTCGGGGATAAATTCGAGGATTTCCACATCACCGCCGATGATGGGCATGGTCATACCATCAAAGGTGACATACCGGCCAAGAGCGGTTGCGAGGATAGCCTTGGACTGCAGAGTAGCAAGGGTCTTGCTGTTCATGGCCCAGAAACGCTCGCCGCGGGAGTAGCGGGTGAAGGTGTTACCAGCAGCAACAGCCAGCGCAGCCCAGAATGCCTCGCCGGTGGAAGCGGTGGGAATGGTGATGATGTTGGAGGTATGCAGGTCAACCCAAGCCGGAGCATTGGCCGGGTAATCGCTGGGCTTGCTCTCCTGTGCCAGACGGGTCACGATACCGAGAGGCATCTTCTGACCAGCGCCCTTACCGTACAGGATGGCCTTATCCTTGGCAAGGCCGATAGCCTCGGACAGCATCTCGACGATCCAGGAAGCAAGGTTTACATCGTTATCCTCCAGCAGGGAATTACAAACAGGAACATAACCGGCAACCTTGAAGCCGTCAAGAGTGATCTGGTTAAAGCTGAAGGTCAGCTCATTGATGGCGCCGCACATTTCAGTCCAAACGGCCTCGGGGACAGTACCGGCAATGGTCTGACGGGCTTCGCCATTGACATTGCGGATGCGGACCCGACGCATCAGTTTGGAGTAGCGATACATATTCTCGGCAATGAGGTCGAGGAATACAACAGGGATGGTCAGCTCACCACCGGTGATATCTCTCTTGCTGCGGGCAGCGTTACGAAGCTCTGCAAAGAAGGTCTGCACATCGGGCTGGGCTACGATAGCGTCACGCTGCTCTTTGGGAAGAGCGTCAAAGGCGCGCACATTCATGGGGAGGGAGCGAATGTTGATGGTATTCATGGTAAAATCATTCCTTTCGTCTTTCTTTTCTGCTTTGGGTTCAGCCTTGGGAGGATCCTTTTCGGCATTTTCCAAATCTTCCTCAAGGCCCTTGATTTCTGCGGACAGTTTTTCTTTTTCGGCGTTGTGGGCATCCTGTTCCTCGGTAAATTTGTTCATGGCGTCCTCAACAGCCTGCTGCTCCTCATCGGTGGTAGCTTCGCCGATTGCTTTTTCGATTTCAGCGGAGCGTGTTGCAAATTCTGCGTCTTTAGCTACCAGTGCCTCAAAAGCTGCTCTTTTCAGTTCCAGCTTTTTGGCAATCATAATGGATTTCAGTGCCATGTCAGCACTCCTTTCTTAGCTTTTTGAGGGCTTCGGCCCTCCATTGGTCGAGCTTGCGCTCGTTGATCTTTTCAAGGTCTTTTCTCCGAGCCTCTACCATGGTGTCCTCGTAGGCCGGGAAGGTAACGACCGATACCTCATACAGTTTGACTTTGCGAATAGTCCACACGGTTGTGCCATCTGGCCGGATTTCGGTTTCCTCGTCAAGGATGTCAAAGCCGAAAGAACATTGGGAAACATCCCCACGCTTTACGCGCTCATAGGCGTTCATGGCATCCTGATCCGCTTGATTAATGAGGATGGACCCCCAAAGGCCCAAATCGTCAACGCGGAGGGTCAGTGTACCAGCTGTTGTTCTGCCAAGCACGATTGTGGTATCATGGTTAACCAGCGCCCGAATATCATCACCGAGGGTACCATCAAAGGCTCCTCGGTCAATGCGCTCGATGGCTTTATCCCACATCCGGTATTCGCCGGTAAAGGTGGCGAAATAGCCCTCAATGTAGAGGTTTCCATCAGCAGCGCGGGTTTTGAAGTCGCCACTGCGGCTGATTGCCTGTCTTGCTCCTACCATTTACTCACCTCCTCCGTTTAGTTTTTTCTGATCGCCAAGGCGGTCCGCGGGAATGTAGTTTTCAAGGGCCAAAAGCTCATCCATTCCCTCGTGCGGAGTAAGCCCAACCCAACTGCGCCACTCGTTCCGTGTCATTGCCATGCGGTCAACCATTTCCGCGCCAGCTTTGATGGTTTCCTCCAAGGAATAGTTGTAGAGGGAGCGGACATTGAAGCGGAAAAAGTAATCCGGAGATACGAGCAGCTTTCGGCTAAACTCCTGCTCCAAAATCTGTGCAATCGGCATGATACGGGAAGAAATAAAGTTGTTCCATTCGTCTCGCTTGAACTCGCCAACGCCCAAAACAAAAGGCGGCACGCCAAGAATGGTTGCCACCGTCGTTTTATCCAGTTTTACGAAGTCTGCCAGCGCAAGATCGGACAGGGTAAGGGGCCGTACCTGTTCCACCGAGAATTGTTCGGCCGGAATCAGCCAAGGTTCCCCAGCTTTGTTGGATGCCGCAAATTCCTCAAGGAGCTTTGCTCGGCCCTCCGGGTTGGAAAACTCGTCTATCATAGCGTCAACTTTGACGATGAGGGACGGTTTCCATTCGCTGGCCATGAAGCCCTTTTCTGTTGTCGCCGCCTGCTTGAGGTTATTTGCCACATCAGCCAGCGCAATGTTGTACCCAGTACCTTGCCATGGGTAGTAATTGCTCGGATTGATGGCAAAGTGCAGCACATCCTTCGGGTCATAGGGTTTCCCGGATATTTCGATGCTGTAATACCGTTCCCCATTCGGGACAAACGCCACAAACGCCGCCGGAATTGGGTCAAGCCGCCGAAGCAGGCCCTTCCGGGTCTTTGGGAGCACCACAGCGTTCCCCCGGCCATCCAGCAGCATTGTTTTGATGATCCACTGGATAAAGTTTGACCGGCCCATGTAGCTGTTCGGCTCGATATCAACCACACGAGACAGCCCATTTTTAACCCGGATATCTCCACTATCGGTGTTTTGCATCAGATAGATTGTCATGCTTCCAATTAAAGACGCAATCCTATCAACAGCGGAACAGATTTCCGGGTTGTGCGCAAGGTCTGTATAGCCAGAACAGGTTAGGTCTTTCCAACCGGTTCCATCACACAGGCATACAGCGCTCCGCGTTTGGGGCTTATCCCGAGAGCGGAAGCGCTCAAAAAAATTTGCCATGCTCATTTATCACCCCACCATTTCTTTCCTGCTTTAGATTTATCCAAAGCCTCCAAGTACCGCACCGTGGCAAATACGGAGGCATCGAACACATCAATTCGGTTTGTCGGTCTTACCTTTTCGTACTGGATCATGTCGTCAGTCTTTTCGATGGCCGAGACATTCCCAACGCAATACTCGTAGGCTTCAGAATGCATATAGTACAGCGTCCCATTTTTGGCGCTCTGTTCAATATGCCGGAAGCCCTCGGATTTTTTGTAAAAAAACTGCGGCTGATCGATAATGTTAAAGCCTGCCGATTTCATGCCAATGAAGTACTCTCGGCAGAATTTGCGATCATGCCCCACCTGTCGGATTTTGAATCCATGCTTGCGCATGGATATAAACCAGTTGACAACATCGGCGTGGTTTACGGTCGGACTGTTACACATGGTTAAAAGCCCATCATCGGCCCAGCCGAAAAGCGGTATACCGTCCTCGTCGGCCTTAACATGAGCCTGCACCACCGGGAACCAAGCGTGACTGATGATAATATCCACGCCTTTGTAATTTCCAAAAAGCGCAGCCGCCGTTAGGTCGTGCATTTTTGAGAGGTCAGCTCCGCCGTACCAGTCTATGGGGAGCTTGGAAAGCTCGTCCAGCGTCCAGTTGTATTTTTCGTCGCTTCTCCGGAATTCATCGAGGTTGAAATAGGACTTCATAGCCCCTGTATAGACATTGAGAGACTTTGCAAAGAAGTCTTTCCGCTGCTGCGGGTCATTCTGCGCCTGCAAGCTGTCGTTTAGGATTTCCTCCGGCCGGATGGAAACGCCATAGGCCGGGTTGGCCATCTCGTGTACCATGGGATTGGTATAGTCGATATTGCCCTCCTCATCCGGATTTGCGCAGCACATGAAGATGAAATATTGTTCGTCCTTGATGGTGCCATCCAATACCTTGCGGCAGTATTGCAGCCGCTGCCCAAGGAAGCCCTGTTCGTTATCGCCAGCGGTGGAAATGCCTATCAGCAGCTTGTTTGTATAGGCTTTCATAGCTTCCTTGAAAAGGTTGTACTGCTTCGGCTTGGTAAAGGCGTGGATTTCATCGCAGATCGCAATATTGCAGTTAAGGGAATCCTGTGCATCCGGGTTTGCGGCCAATGCGCGAATGAAAAACGAGCCGTCTGGAAGCTCCGCCTCCATCGAGTGCTCGTTGTTGTTGTCGATGATCTTTACACCGCCGCCATGCTTCTCGTCCTCGCCCATAAGCCGGATGTTATAATCCAGAAAATTAAAGCTCTCAAGGGACTGCATCAGAGCTGCGGCAGATATGTAGGTTTTGGAGCCGCTACGCCGGTACCACAGGGACAGCGCCCAGGCGAGGGAAGCTGCAAAGCTGGTTTTGATGTTTTTTCGGGGTATAAAAATAAGGGCCTCGTGAAATCGCACTACATCGGTGCCTTTCAACTTAAACCCAAGGAGATTGTAGATAATGAATTTGTGAAACGGCTCCAGCAGGAATGGCTTTCCCCGGAGCGGTGTACCGTCCAGCTTTTCCCCCTGTTGGTGGCAAAGGGTCTTTTCGATAATCTGAATACAGAACTCCGGCCCTTTTGGCGCAAAATCGTACTCGTCATTATCGAGGTCGGCTAAGAAACGATCAACGGCCTGCCGCAACTCCTTGCAGGCTACCTTTCTTCCGTCTCTGATGCTTTGGGCATACTCAAGTACTACGGGCCAATTCTTACCCTTAATCTGTTTCAAGGCTGGCAAGAGCAGCAGCAAGGCCGCCCTTTTCCTCCTTTTCCTTTACTCCGCCGGTCATTTTGCGAAAGCTCGAAGGAGTAAGCCCCAATTCGCGCCAGTATGCCAGTGCGCTCTTGTTGAGGTCGTCCCAAAGAATCAACAGAGGATTTTTAACCATGTTTGTGGCGTTCCCCTTGTTTGTATATTCGATTACGGACTTGCCGCCGGATTTTTTGAACTCCGCCTTGGTCTTGTCCCGCTGTTCGAGTATCTCTGCCAGCGTTTCTACCGCAGATTGATAAGATGGGTCGGCCGTACCGAGTTTTTCCATCTGTTTTTCGATAGTTTCAACCCATTTTTCCTTTGTCATGGCTTCCCCTTTCTCAAAAATATGCCGTAGAGTTGGAAAAAGT